GAGGTTCTCCCGGTTGATGAGTAAGTAACTCCACGGTTTCGTGAAGTCACGTAAACTGTTGTGAAGACGGGTTCTTCAGGTTGTCGACGAGAGCCATTTTTTGTTGTTTGATGACTCAGATTGCCGAGCAGTTCCCTACAAGACGATGTCGTCTCCTGGTACGAGGAAGAGGAACGCACCTGTACAGGTTGTCACACCAGACAGGTTAATTGCGAACCATCCATCTCGATCCACAAGAGTGATCAGGCTCACATGTGAAACGTATGTTCCAGAACCAACAATGTCCTGGTCTAATACCGTTTCGGAGCTAGATGCACTACTGAATGTGATAACTGGGCCAGTGAGGCCAGTCCCACCATAGAGAAGGGTCATTAACCATGACCTAGGATTCCTGCAATGGACCTGGGTTAGGTTGCCGACCACAACTCGCGTAGCGCCAAAGTTGGACTTCACAGAAGGTGAGGTCCCGAAGATGTTATTCTTCGTGGCGGTGGCAATATCTGCCACAATGCGCAAGGAGGGGACAGTTATCTCCAGTTGTGGAGTCTGTAGATGGACATCATATTCCACGTAAAGCTCTCCAGAGCCTTTGTCGGAATTCTCCGCCATAAGGAAGAGATTTCCAAGGTCATAAGTCTTGATATCTGTGTTCGCGACAGTTGTCGATCGGACATAGTAGCAGGACTTCTTCTGGAGGTCGGCTTTCTTGACGTGAATTGATGCGTCTTGCCAGGGAGCCATCCGGACACTCGAAGCATAGGACATGGCTTGTTGCTTTGAGACTGGTGCAGCATCAGCTGCATCGAAGTCAATTGCCATAAGCATGGTTCCGGCTTGAGTGGTCGCGGATGTTGTCTTGTAGTGAAAACTCAAACTCTCGAACGAGTACGTCTCATATCTGTGAGCAATCGCAGATAACCATGGGAAAGTTCCAGGATCCCCAGGTTGGAGGCTCAATGCCTCAACCACGGTGAAAGGAGTACTTCCAAGGAAGTCGAGAATGTACTCGCGGTGTCGTATTCGAACACCGTTGTTGGAGTTGGTAATCGAAGGAGTCCGAGAAGTAACTGCGGTTGCTTTGGCAACAGGTGCCAAGGATACTCGCTGTTGACTCTGGACAGGAACTGCTCTTGTGAGCGGCCGTTGTGCCACTACGGCACGTCGACGGTTAGCTTGTGAGGCCAGTTTACCAGACCGGCGTCGTTGTGTTCTTGGTTGCATGGTGTATTGGGTGCGGCCCATGCGGGCCCGACTGTACATCCATGTCCACCTGTGGCTGCCCCGTGCAGTCTGTCGGCATTTATCGGAAATCCAGATGAGATCCGAACTTAGCACGGAAGTATTAAGGTCTTTCGACCACCGTTTTGGGGCATTTAAGAACATGAACCCAATGATGTGCTTTGACCTCGGCTTCAGAAGGATCCGGACTCCGTCCGCTCCAGTAGAACGTAGGGCCACGTGAAGATGCGTTTTGACTGCATCTCCGGCGGCGCAGGTTCCACTGACCCTGACCGAATGGACCTCTTGACAGCTCGACTGGGGTGCTTGAATCGCAGCTCAGGAGCCAGGTCCACCGTTTTACGGGCCACGGACATGAAAGGGAGTTCCAGGATCCGACTGGAAAAGGGTTTCCAACCAGAGGGTACAGGTCCCGGCAGATCCAGACGCAGATCATAAGGCCGAGGAATCTTAACAGAGCTGGGCTCTCCTGGGGATTTTACCACAATTCCCTGTTGCATCTTTGGTTCCTTCCCGGCCTCAACGGCTGAGATGAACTCGTTGGTGCAATAGGAAGCAAATCGGCGTTGGAAAGGGGTCAAAAAGAGGCCCCCTTCGCCCTCACTTTTCCTGACCACCCCCTTACGGGCGTGTGGTAGTAAGTCCTGGTAGGTGAATCCCAGGCCCCCCCGTTGGTGGGGGAGGAAAAGCGAGTAGAGACCACCTTCCGTGGCTCTCTGGATCTGCTGTCGATGGTAGTGCACAAATCTTCTATGCGCTCTTGCGGGGTTGACGGCCGATGGCACACAGCCATTTGCCAAATCCCACAGAGGAAGCGTACGGACCTCTGTCCGACCTGACAACTTGGACTGACCAGTCAAGTGACCGGTGTTCAGATAAGTTATCAGGGAGAAGACGTGCTCGTTCTTGAAGAACGATCCCCGAGGAAGGTCCACCTGCGTGTACCTGTACAGGAGGGAGTTCACGGTGAGATAATTCTTCGAAAAGTAATTCTTTCCGAGCGAGAGTGTAAAACCAACATCGGAGACAGATTGTTTCCAGATCTGGTAGAACGCCTCATTCGCCCGAAAGAGAATGTCATCACCGTTGATCAGTACCGGCAGATCTTCCATTCTGACGGTCTGACCGAGATACTCCTCCAAAGCTTGCCAATAGCATGCTAGGTTTACCATACACAGGATTGGGAAGGATAAAGTTGACCCCATCAACTGACCTGTCTGTTGCAGTACAGGCGTGAAGAGGGGATCATCCTCCGACAGACCTTTGACTTTCGGGTAATGTAGTTCCTGTTCGTAAAGGACAGAACGTACAACATCCAAAAGGTCGTGATCCGACTCAGGCACCGAACGTGAGAGCACCTCTTCGAATGCTCCCTTGGTAGCCCGAATATCCAGTGTATCAGTCGCAGCAGAGTAATCACCAGATACCCAGTGATCAAAGAGCTGATCGACACCAATCTTCGCCTCCCGTACAAGGATCTCTTGTAGATGGATCCCGGGTTCCAGAGGTTCACCAGTCAGGGCAAATTGGGGAAATCGTTGTAGATAATCCCACATATGCTTCTGCATGAACTTAGAAACCCAGTACCGGTTGGGGGCACCTTTGGTGATCAGTCTGACCTTCAAGGGTTCCAGGATCGGATGTACCTCCACATGAGGCATCTCCTGAGATGCTGCTGCGATGGCCTCCCTGAGACTGGGAAGCGGTAGACCTTTGACCTCGAGAGTGCGGCCTGGGACTGGTTCGTACATACGGACCAGCTCGTTGCCCAGGTCTTGAAGGGGTACTAGAGACATCGGTTTGAACCGGCTCTCATCTGAGAGGTACGGAAACAGAGTTTCAAGCGCCGCCGACGGACCAGCACGGTCCTTGACGCTCCAGGAGTGTGGTGGTCTTGCCCCCAAAGGTAAGGGCCCCACCTCCTCCAGTGGAGAGTCTATCCAATCCATTCTGCCTTCTGGCCGGATGGAGTCGACAGCAGCCTTAAGCTCTGCAACCCTAGCGGACTCCTCGTGGTCTGGATTCCAAAATACGGATTCCCCACCGCGGAGTTGCCGCCTGATGTGCTCTCTCGCCCCTCCTTGGCTTCGTGTAACACCGAAAGCCGCACTCGAGGAGGCATCTAGCAGCCGTGG